CGGGCGAGCGGCGAGGCCGGCCGTCCGGCGGGCTACGACCATCGTGTCGGTGGACATCGGCATCCGGCGGGCGTACTGCGGGAACGCACCGTACTCCTCGACGAGCCGGATGATCTCGCTCATCAGTTCGTCGCTGACGAGAGCGCCGCCGAGCGAGTTCACGCCCGAAGCCTGGGCTCGCGACTCGACGCCGTGATCCTCGCACCACCGGCGAGCCTCGCGATCGCCGAACGTGTGAGCACGGAGGTGCATTCCGGCACGGTAAGCCCGCTCCTCGGCATCGGGACCCTTGAACGCCTTGAGCGTCCGGCCGCTCTTCGGGATCGCGTACTGTCGGCTCTCCACGGCGTTCTCCTTCTTCTGCTCGGGGGTTTCGATGGCCTTCGCAGGAGCGGAACGCTCAAGGACGGCACGCAGTTCCTTCTCCTTCTCGGCAATCTTCTCGTGAAACGCGATCCGCTCCTTCAGTTTGTCGGCCTTCTCGGCGAGCGACCGAAGGGACGCCTCCTGCTCCTCGCTCATGGGCTCGCCGCCCTCTTCGCCCTCGGCGGAAGTGTCTTCCATCGCGCCCATCTCGGCGAGCACCTTGGCGAGTTCATCGAGAAGCATCTTGACTTGCGAGGCGGCCACTTGGTTTGCTCCTGACCTGTGTTGTTTTGAGCGACGACGAGTTATTCTCGCCGCGATGCTTGGATACTAGACCGTAGTCACGAACTACGTCTAGCGTTCAACTGTTCTGCACAGAACAAATAACTCTTCGGCGAATGTTCTCAGACTTCACGACGCTTCGGCACGATGCTCCGCATTTCGGGCATCTCAGATAGCGAATCTGGTAATCGCCCGCTGCGCGGCTTGAGATCGTCGCGAACTGAGCAGACTTGCAGTTCTGGCAAACGTCGCCTGATTTCATCGGCCTCGCTCGCGAAGGAACTTCTCGATCTCGGCCTTACGCTGCCGAATCACTGCGACCTCCGCAGAACGTTGAGTGCGGCCGCTCATGAACTCGCCGTAAGACCTGCGAGCCACGGCGACGCTCGCGTCAGGGTAGGCCGGGAACGTGACCGGCCCGACGTCGATCAGCGAAGCGATGGACTTCACGGTGCGAATCGAGCGGCCCTCTTCGACAGACCACTCTTCGCCGCCAGGCGAAACAATGAACGAGAAACTTGAGCCACGGATATCGCCCCTCTCGATGCTCTCGATCAAATCGCTGCGAGTCTCCGGCATCTTGATCTCGTAGCGAAGTCCATGCTCATCGACCTTCATGCGAAGCGTGCTGGGAAACCGCCCGAGAACGTGGTTCGGGTCGTGGTTGAACAGAGCCCGAGTTTCCAGCGGCGACTTGCGGCCGCGACGCTCGGTCACGATGCTGAACGCACTCGGGTCGATCCGCTCATAGAAGTCGTCCATCTTGAGCGAGTTCACACCGAAGCGGGCAGCGTAGCCAACGAGCCAGTTCTCTTCGGGGCCGTCGGCCCGCTCTTCGCAGCAGCGACGTTCGATCTTGAGCAGCGGGAACGACTCGTCGTCGTTGAGGCATAGCGATCGCGTTTCGATTTGCATTTCGTGGCTCCGCTCGTCAGCAGCGTTCATCTGCCTCACCAGTTTTCGTGACCATGCGTATCCGGCATCGCCGCCCCAGAGGGCGTGAGCGATGCGACCGTTGGACGGGAACCCCTTCTCTCCTGGGCTCCAGCCTTCTGCATTTTTATCAGACTGATGCCGATCAAAGAAAGCCTTCATGCGGCGAGCAGTCTCGGGGCTGATCTGCGAACCGTTGCTCAAGTCGCGAGCCCTGGCGATCCCGATGCTTGTCCCGCCACGCCCGAACTCAATGCGCCAGTCGAGTCCACGCTGCGCCTCGGAGCGTACCCCAGATGGAGGCTTGAAGTTGATGTGGTCGTACTTCTCTGCCCGAGAATCCGGCTCCGACGACACTCTGTGCGTGGACTTTGGATCTGCGCTCGCCGATATACCGACGGTATATCCAGCGTCGCTTTCAGTGCGCAACGGCATTATTTCTTCTCTTCATCGTCAGGGGGCAGTGCGTCGAGCGTGACGGCGTCGTCATCAACCCCTTCGATCAGGTTGATCTCGTTTTCTGGCGGCTTCTTTCCAAGCATTTGGTCTATGAGTCTCGCGTGCTCTTCTGAGTTGTAATCGCTTTCAGCGAACATTGTCATCGCAGAGTCTCCTTAGTTTTTGACCTTGACCTTGCCGCTCTTCGTGAACTTGACCTCTCGGAGCCTCGGGCCGCCGAGTCGGTTGTACAGAGTATATACATCGTCGCTGTATCTCCTGCCAGCAACGTGACCTGAATACGTTTCGGCAACGAACTCGACTTCGCAGGTCTGCGCGTACCTGCTTACCTGGCCTGCGACCTGGTGGTCCCTGAACGAAAGAGTGGTTCCGCCGCGAGGCTGAATCCGAGGGAACCTCCTGAACTCTTGTTCCCCGACAGCGGCCTGATGCAGTCGGTGTGCGTTTTCGTGAACGATGATAGTCCCTCTTCCTGAACTGCCGGTTCCGGCAAGAAACCCGTTGTTGATGGAACCCTGCGGTTCTCCGGCAGGCAGCCTCGCGTTCACGAAGATTGCGTCCGGGCGATGCGGACTGAAGTATCCCATGTGGCCTTTCTGTGGCCTAGTCATGACGATTACTGGAGGCGGCTCCTGGCCGCTCTTCACGAGCCTGTTCACTCCAACGGCGACCTCATGAAGCGAGTCGATTGTTGAGCCTTGCCTGCCTACAGAGAACGAGTCTTCGACGCTAACTCCATGAGATGCACAGAAATCCTTCACTTCCTGCCGGAAGCGTTCGCGTTCTTTCTTGCTTCCTCCGGTCGGCTTCTCCGGGACCTCCTGAATTGTCTTGGTCTTGCCAGGATTCGGCCCTTTCTTTTCAGATGGCTCTCTTATCTTCCCTGAGTCGCCGAGGTTAGCCTCACGAATCTGTGCGAGATTCCTGATTCGGATCGTTGTCTCGTTGCCGTCTGCGTCTTTCAGCGTGATCTCAGAGACTGCGGCCTCATGCTTGACTCCCGTGACAACTCCGTTGTGGACTTTCTGCTGGCCGTGCTTCTGAACCGAGATCGTCTGGCCGACCTGAACGTCCTTTCGCTTCAGCGTGTCTCCGACTGCCGCGACCGAGCCGCCGCCGCCTTCCTTGCCGCAAGAGTTATCAATCCCGCCGCCGGGGCCGGTCGGGCAGAAGCCGCGAATCTCCTTGATCGTCTGCGGGCTGTCGTCGATCCAGATATCGACGCTGATGCCAGCCTGCTTCGCGGCGGATTCCTTCTGCGTATCTGGGCCAGCCAGAATCACGGAATCAAAGGCATCGGCGTAGGAGCCAAGCGTCTGCTCAATGAAATCGCGGTCTTCGGGCGTATCAGCCCGCCGCGTAATCATTACGACCGTGTTGCCATCGGCCTTCGCCTTCGCGGCGAAGTCGCCCATGAGTTCTGGGTCGGCCGCAAACGTGCGGTCAAAGTCGATGCTGATCGTCAGGCTTCGGCCTTCGGAGTCACGAAGCGAACCTTGCCAAAGGGACCTCCCAGCCGGGGCAGGAGCAGGCTGTTCCGCAACCTCTGCCGGATTTTTTTCCGGCATCGGTTCCGTAACAGTCGGCTCAGGCTCCGGCTTTTTGATCGCACCCTCGATGATCGCGGCTGCGACAGACTCTGGCATCTGCGGGAACACAGAAGCGAACGCAGCCTTCGCGGCATCTGGCGTGATCGCACCGGAGCCGATCTGTTCCACGAGGGCCACTAGATCGCCGACTGCTGCGGTCGGCTGCTCTTCGACTTGAGGCTCGGCCTCTGGCTCCTTCGTAGCCGTCGCGGTGACGTTCGCCTGATCGAGCGTCTGCATGTTCAACTGAACGAACCGCAGGTCGCCGCCTTCGATTGGGTTCAGGTTTTCCCAAGAGCGGATCTCGTTGATGCTTGCGACGCCGAGGTTGTACATCGACGAGTAGTAAGAAGCCCTCGCAGCCGCATCGCCGCGAAGCAGTCCGCGAGTGTCGAACTCTGCAAAATACTTGTCGTCCTCGACGATCAAGTCTCTAGCGAACGCGTTCTCGAAGCGACGACACCACGGGAGCAGAGTGTGCTGAACGAAGTCGATGCTCTGCTGTTCGATGTTCGAGAACGAAGAACGCGTGAGGTCGCCGACTAGGTGAGGAGGAACACGATAGAGGCGGCAGACCTCTTCGATCTGAAACCTTCTGGTTTCAAGAAACTGGGACTCCTGATTGCTCGCACTCCCGAGTTCGTGCGGCTTCAGGCCGCCGAACAGAACGGCGGTTCGATTCGAGCGATCCGGGCCTCTGTGCATCCGCTCCCAGTTATCGCGAAGCATTGAAGCCGCCTCTGGCTTCATGTCGTTGTCGGTGGTCAGCACGAAACCTGGGCGGGCTCCGTTCCCGAAGAACCGTGCTCCGTGAATCTCGCACGCGCGAGCAAGCCCAATCGCGTCGCGAGCGAGTTCGACAGGAACCATTCCTTCGAGGCCGTCATCAGACAGCCAGCGAATGTGCATGATCTGGTCTTGAGTGTAAGTTTCTTCGCGACCATTCTCGTCCCGGTACTTGTACCTGATGCGTCCGTTCTCGATACGCTCTGGCTTCATGCGGCTCGGGTGCAGAGGCCATAGTTCGGTCGCGAAGCCCGCAGCACCAGGGACTAGAAGGTTGTATGCGTTTCCCCAAAGAGCCAGCCAGAGAACCTGCTGCTCCCTCCACTCGAAGGCAGTCTGCCACGAGTTCGGTGAGACATGGAGCCTGCGATACAGAGGATGCTCCTTTGCTGGAGCCTTTCCGCCGCCAGGGAGATACTCGTAGAGATGCAGCGGAAGCGCGGCGAGCGATTCTGCCAAGACTCTAGCGCAGGCGAGCACGACTGTGCTCTGGAGTGCAGTGTCGCTGTCAATGCGAACGCCAGACGGGTTCCTGGTGCTGGAGGGAGACACGTCATCCCACGAAACGTGACGATCCTCTGCCCCATTGGGGAGCCACAAGATCCTGCTCTGGGTGATCATAGAATCAGCATTCCGGGTTCTGGCTCTTCAGGCTTCGGCTTCAGGCTGGCTGAAAAAGAACCTATTGCCATGATAAGGCTGACGATTCCGTCGATTCTGTGCGGACTCCCCGGCTTCGGCTTCACCGGCCTGATGTTCTCGTTCGCGTCTACCTTCACAGACACGTTG